AATCTCTTTAATCATATTGTAAGAGTCTGTATGTATTGTTAATTTCTTTGATTTAACATAATCTATACCATCACGCACGTTCTTTTCTGATGGATGTATATTATAACCTGCTTGATATATTTCTTCAATACGTGCTGGTTCTGCAGTATCAGCATATATATAGCAATTGTTTTTGTGTTCTTCTGGGATTAAATTACCTAACTTCTTTATTAAATCTGTGTTTGTTAGCTTGCTTTGATATAACAACTCTTCAATATAGAATTGATCATCAGAGTTATTGATTCTAACTAAGGAGGTTGGTGCGTTGAATCCAAAGTCTAGACCATAAATAATTTCACTAACATTTTCTGGTATTGTAGGTTGAATATCATAGTTTTCATAGATGACACCCTCTAATGAACCCCATTCACCTAACCAGTATGTTTTATATTTATTTATATTTGTATCTTTGAAACCTTCTATTTGTTTTACATACTCTGGATCATTGATTAAATAATTATCTTTCAATAACGATAGATGTAATGTTGTATTTTCTTTGTCGTTTACATAGAAATAATCATACAACCAACATAATTTAGACACAGGGTTGAATGAAAGCATTATCTGTGGATATGTTAAATCCACACCTCTTAATCTTGTATTGATTATTTCAAAATCATTTAGAGTTATTCTTGATGCTTCTTCAATCCATATTGATGTAACTCCAGATATTGATAAGAGTTTGTCTGGATCATCACACCCTTTAAAAAATATTCTTGAGCCATTAGAGAATAAAAACTCTGCTGGCATTTTCTTTTCTGTACATATTGTTCCAAGGATATTAAACTTGTTCAACCATCTTTTAAACTCTGCTATAACCGTGTCATTCATCGAAGACGCGGTTTTCATAATCACAAGGACATTATGTGTTGTTCCTGTCTTGTATCCTATCAGAATACGAATAATGATCTTTAGGACACAGAAAACAGATTTACCAGAACCAGCACCACCCCTCATTACTAAGAATCTATTTTTATCTTTTAACAATGCCCAGAAGTGGGACATTATCAAATTGATTAATCCTTGGAGGTCTATGTTTAAATCCATTTAGAAGTCCTCTTCAGATAAATTCTCCGGTAAATCCATTTTAACATTTGTGACTTTATTATCTATTTCAGCATTGATATTTGTAAGAGCCTTACCCCATCCTCTATCAATTAGATATTTTATATTATCAGACATTAAACGTAGATCAATATGTGGTTTACGAGATTTCTTTTTATTTGTAAGAAACTTTCTGAAATCCCTACTTTCAACAAACTTTTTTGCATTTGGAAAATCATCTATCTTAATTGGGATGCCTAACATTTGGCAAGTCAATAAGGAGATTAAATCTTCACCTCCTTCTCCAAACATATTATAGATGTTCTCTCTTAATTTTTTATCAGACGGTCTACCCCCGGGATTTCCTGAATGTCCTGGAATAAATTGTCCTGTTTTTTTATCTCTCATCGTCAGATTCTTTCCCTGTTCTCAGGGATTCTTTCCTCCTATGTCAGATTACTTCCAGCCCTCAACTTCTTCGGGTGGGATTAATTCTACACCACACTTTGGACAATCATACATTGTAATTTCTACTTTGCCTACGAAATCACATTTGATACAACTTGCCCAATGGTCTAATGGAAAACGTTTGATATTCTTCCTGAAGAAGTTTTTATCTGGATCTTCAATATCATCAATTTCTACTATGATTGGCTCATTTGTTGAATCTTTCATATTTACTCCTCTTAATTTAAAGATATTGGATGGGGATATCCAAGGAGATTCGAAAATATCCCCATCCAATGTAAGTGAGCTGTTTGTCGTATTTGCTTAAAAATTCAAAAATGGCGTTTTTGATAACATTATCTTTAGAAGGATATTACCACCTACGGTATTGACAAACGGACTATGTATATATTTGTTCGTCGTTTATCTGGATATCTTGGAAAATATCTGTAAATATTATGGACGTTTTCTAAATCTTTCAAGAACAAATATTTAAACATCAAATGGAGATATTATTGAAAGTTTGATATGTTCTCAATTAGAGTAACTGAGAACAAATAAAATAACAACTTGTATTGGCCGTACAAGTTTAAAGATGGGAGTGAGTCTTCTTCCTTTGTTGTACTCACTCCCATCATATTCTAACACAACAAAGGAATTTAACAACAAAGGAGAATTTTATGCCAAATCAAATCAAAGCCACAGCAAGTTCCGTCCTAATCAAACCTATCTCAAAAACCAAAAATACATTCAGGGGTAAAATTATATCAATAGGTACATCTGGTGCGATTTCAGTTGGATTTCAAGATATCGTCTATTATAGTGAGGAAGATATAATTTCAACTCTTAACATACCATATGAAGTCCATGCATTATTTTACTATAAAATATTTGCTGTTGAGGAGAATATGGATAATTCTACTAAAGTAGATAACAAAAATGTTATGTTTAATTTTGAGGAGGATATAATGCTATGATAAATAACGATGGAATGATAAAAGATCTTGTCTTGAAATATATACCCGAGGAATCACATCATAATTTATATGCGAATCGAGAACTTGGTAAGATTGTTGGAATTGAATGTAATCCTACTATCAAAAATGAAAACCATAAAGAAGTTGGAAGAGTTATTTTTTTAAATGGAGTTAAAAAGAAATTACATCTGAATATGATGGTGGAGTTTAGAATTGAAAAAAATAAATGGTATTCAATATCAAAACAAGATGAAAATGGCAATATGATGTATCTTGTTAATCCATATTGGGTAAAACCATATGAACCTGTATTAAAAGTTGAAGTACCTATTTCTGTTTATGATCCAAAAACAGATTCTATCTTAACTATATTAAGAAAATACACATATGAGAGTTTCGTTGAATATCATCTTTTAGAGTATTTCGAAAAACATCCACATAGAATTGTTGCTGCATATTATAATTTCGTCAAATTGTATAAGAATAACAAATATTGGTATGCTGTAAATGCAACAGTTAGAAACTATCGTGTTCATCAAGATTTGTTAACGAAGTTAATTTCTGATGTAAATATTGAAAAGAAACGCATAAAATCTAAATGGATGATGTATTTACAGTCTGGTCTTAAGAAAGATTCTACATTAAAGATGTTAAATAAATTATTTAATGATTGTGAAAATGAACGAAAAATTGATAATGTAGTACGCCTTCGTGTTAAAAAGCGAGTCTAGTTCCGTAAGCAAGCTAATACTATATACAATATATTAAAAGTTATTATTCTATTTATTAGAACATTTAAAAATATTAGCATTTAAGATATAACTTTAAGATTTGGATTATTCAATTAGATTTTAAATCTTGCTATGTGGTGGATATTTTTTTTTGTAGTTTTTGAACTCGTCGGCAAGCGCGAGTTAAAAAAGAAAAAATTCCCACAACAGTCTAACTATTAGAAAAGGAGATTCAAATGGATTCAACTGGATTTATCTGTGTTGTTTGTAATACAGTTATTAAAAGATCTTCAACTGGAGGTAAGAAATATTGCTCAGAATATTGTAGAATCAAAGGTTATCATCAAGGTCTTGGGATTGATATCAACATTAAGAAATGTCAATGTGGTTGTGGAGGATATATGATTAGTGAAAAACCAATTCCAGAAGAAAGAATCTTCAAAAGAGGACATAAGAAACGTGGAATTGTAGATCCTAATCTCAAAAGATGTCACATATGTAACGAAAGGACAAGTGAAATATTCAAATTAGACAACGAGAATTTCAAGTTTGAAGTTTGTAAAAGATGTCTAGATAATATCAAAGGAAACACTACAACAGATGCGCGGAATTGATTTCAGTTGAAAACTGCGACAACTTCCCTATCTTTGGAGAACAAACTATTAAACATCAAATATCACACGGGAGGAAAAATAAATGTTAATCTTGGAGCTATCAATGTATGTTTTAGCAATCTTGGTCTTGTGGCGCGGATATTTCTGGATTATGAAAGACTAAGACAATTACCAACACAATTAAGAACAAATTAATACTATAAAATCTATTCCCTCTACTAGATTTTATTAACGATATTTTCCTGTGTAATCTGGGTGGTCTTGGAGTCATGCCCTGGACCACCCAGAACCTACTTACTCAGGAAGATAAAAACACACACAGGGAGATTAAAAATGAACAATTACATACCTGCATCACCTCTAAGTTATATCGGACATCACAAAAATTCAAATGTCAACATTCAAGAAGAAGTATCCTTTCTCGAAAAAAATACTCTTGGACTTTTACATTGTGTAGCTGAAGACGTATCTAATACGAAACAGATGCAAACATTCAATAAAAGAGTAGATCATTCTTTAGATAAACTTGAGATATATACAAAGACAATCCCTTTATATATTGATTCAGGAGGATTTCAAGTTCTTCTTGGGAAATATTCAATAGAAGACGTTGAGAAATTATCTGAGGTCTATTATGACTATCTTAAAAACAATCCAGATAGATATGATAGGGCGTTTGTACTTGATTTACCGCCAAACGATTTCTGTTTTAAGAATTGGGATGATGTTAGACAATGGAATCAAAAGACATATAAGATTGCTGCTGATATGAATGATGATAAAAATATATTTGTGTTTCATATGTTAAACATCCAATCATATAGAATTTGGACAGAGTTGTTTGATCAATATCACGACAAATTCAATATGTTTGGAGTTGGTGGAATTGCTATCAAACAATATGGTAATATGAATAGAATTATATCGTATAGTGTGCCGTTTAAGACGTATCTGGAGAAGTGTTTACAATACAATATGAAGGAAATTGATATCCATTTCTTAGGTGCTGGTCAAGCGAGTACCGTTCTAACGTTCTTATTCGCTCTTGTGAAGGAGTTTATCAAAGATGAATACCAAATATCGTTTAACATTCAAAGTGATTCCTGTCCCCATCAGAAATTAGCACGTGCCAGGGTATTTATGGCATTAGAAAACGAAACAATACATAAATTGACGTATTTTTCAAAACATTTGAAATCCAACTTTATGGGTAAAACATTAGAAACGTATATCTTAGATAAGTTAAATAAATTTGCAGATGAAAACGGATTTTCTGTTCACGCAAACAGTATTTATCAAGACAATGGAAAACAAAATATGGATTGTTATGTGCTTATGACGATGTATGATCTTTTAGTTTATAAGGAAATACAAGAAATTATTAACAAGAAAGTTTCCGGAATACTTAGATATTATCTAAATGGAGAAACAGAATTATTCTATAATAAATGTATTGATTTTCTACAAAGATTAAACGGAGGTAAATTAACTAAGAATTTGAGGAATGATACTGTAAATCTTATTAAATTCTTGGATATTATGAGAGATAAAAATCTAAATCGTGTAGAAATGCTTCTGAAACAAAATGCTACTGCATTATTTCAGACGGATTCTTTGCTTAAACTCTAATTATTAATGGGACAACTTCTAAATCTTTTAGAACAAATATATAATATCAAATTTTACACAGGAGGATAGAAGCATGACAGAAAGAACATTATTCGGAGACGTAGTAAAAGCACTACAAATCGCAAACGGACCAATCACAGTAGCTGGAATTACAAGAATGACAGGACGTCCTATGGAATATGTTGAAAGAGAAATAAAACGTATCAGGCAATGTGGGCCATTCAAAAGATGGATTCAATATCTGCCAGCAACAAAAGAATTCGCTCTTATTGAAGCATTGCAAAAGTGCCCTCACGAATCACTTCTATATTTAATCAAAGATCTTTATAAACATACATCTGATTTTGATACGAATATGGACTTGAGAAAGACTGCAGAACCACCAAAAGAAGTTCCGAAAGCAACTGGCGTATTGACAATGACAGAAACAAGGAATACATCTGCCAGTAACAAAAAGCAAATGTTTGATTTTTCAACAATTAAATTCTAGGAGGATATTGTAATGTCAGAAAAAAATAAAGAGAATGAAAATAAAAAAGAAATAAACAATGATATTTGGGATGAAGATGAAGAATTAGATGCCCAGATGAAATACTATCAAGAGAGGGATAATTATTATGGGGCCAAATACGACTAAAGACAGAGGAATATGCCGTTTCTGTAGTAATAAAGTAACAGCACATAGCGGGATGTTTAATGCTTATGTGTGTTTTAAAGGATATAATTTCTGCGATGGACTTAAAGAAATAATTAAACATTTAGAAACTTGTGAGTTATGTAAGGATGTATATAAAAGTACAGAAGGGCAGAAAATCTATTATAGATTACAATCAAAACATTACAGACATTGTGAAACATTTAAATATTTATTGATGAAACGCAGAAAAGATCCAAATAATGAATTAACAACAAAACAAATAGAGAATCAAAAGATACGTTCTATATTACAAAAAGGAGGGGATCATCCATATAAATGTGAAAAATGTGGAGAAAAGGCAAAATATCTTCTTTTTGGACAACGTTTATCTTGTTCTCCAAAATTGAAAGAATGTCCAAAATTTCACGATGATCTTTCAAAGAAGTTTAAGGAACAAAGAGGTACTGTTGAATATAGACAGATGATGTCTGAAGCAATGAAAGAAGCACAAAACAGACCAGAAGTAAAAGAAAAGAAACGCCAGACAATGTTATATTTACATAATGATAATGAAAAGGAATGTTTAGTATTTAGACATAATTACACTAAAGCACAAGTAAACAGACGTGGAAAGAAATATCCAAGAAATGAATACTATCGAATAAGAAGCAGAGAGAATAGAGGAGAAGAGTAAATTATGTTTAGAATGATTATGTGCATCCTGTTAATTGCTTTCTTAACAGGATGTGCTATACCACAAAAAAGTGATAGAGATAGAAAAGGGTGTGAATATAAATGTGTCAGACATTATGATAGTGTTGGTAAATTCACCGGAACAACTTGCTGGAGAGAATGTGATGATTAAGATGGAAAATCCAATCATTGAAGAAATAGATGAAGAAAAATCTTTTCTTGATAAAGATGTTCTTGAGAAATTATCTGGGTCAGATCCAATCATTGATGAATTGATAACAGATGATGAAAAACTTATAGAACGTCAAATACAAGATCATTCTTTATATAAACCAATATATGAAAACTACAAAAATAAATCTTTTCTTGAATGTGGTCTGTGTGGATGCTGTATAATCACAGATAAATTATTAGAAGTTTGCCCAGCTAAAGGATGTACTGGAAAACCATATTGGGTGAATTGGCGTTTTAAATTTCAAACAGATATGGAAAAATGGCAAAAAGAACAGGATGATATAGTCAATGGAAAATGTATATAACATTATTCACGTCCGCCAGATAAATCAATTGGGTCTTCACCGGGATGGTCCATAATCCAAGCAGCTTCTCCTGCCTTAACGTGCGCTTTAACGTCCATATCAACATTATAGACCATCCCACCTATGATCATAATTGCCGCAAAGACTCCACCAAGCAACCACATTACCACATTCCAACGAGGACGATTATTCAACGCTTTATATACCTCTGTTTTATTGCCATCCAATTTATCATAAATATCATTTTGAGTTGTTTTAATTTCTTCGTGTTCCTTTTCATTTTGATCTTTAAGATCAGATAAACATTGTTGAATCTGGTATAATGTTTTTGATTGCTCAGGTGTCATAATAACTCCTTTTTATAAAATTTATTCTTATGATTTAGCGTAAACTCTACTACAATTGAGATGTACGACAATATACCCTGTCAAATATAAAAGGTTTTGTCCATCCATTATCCATTGTAACTAAGATTCTTGTTCTATATCTTCCATCACCCCAAATATCAGGATATTGAAATGTTATATAAACAATATTGTCTGCAAAAGAAGGAGTTCCATCTATAATGATATCAGTAACATTTGTCCCATCAGCATCATAAACATCTACATCAACACTTGATATTGTTCTGCCGAAAGGTATTGCTCCCTTAGCTGTAGCTGACTCGGCAATAGGTAGTAAAAACTCCCATCCTTCCTTTTGTCCTGGTTTTAATGTTATATCTCCTGGTGTTTCAAATGAAGCCATTATTTTTACTCCTTGATTGCTGTAAATTGATTTGTAGTTTTATACGCCACGAAACGATAAGCGTTTGAATTTGCCTGGAACGTATGACACATCTTTCTTGCAACCCACCTACCAACTCCATCAAATGTAGAAGGTGGGAGCCATATAAAATCATCTTCTGCATTATCAGACCATATATCAGCATCTAATGGTGAATCTGACCATTCTACTTGTGCCATATTTTATACTCCCGAAACCTTTGAAATATCTCCTGTTGCTACACCATTTACAGACCCTATATTTGCTGATTCTACTCCGTTTACATTATTTCCATAACCAGATGGACCTGATGAATATGTTGCATAGGAAGAAAACTTACGTTCTGTATTGCTATTTGTGAATGAGGTAGGTGAAGCATAACTATTTGCAGTATCCCATCTTCCATTTGGGTTATCAAAATCATAACTTAATCTACTGAATCCATTTGTTTCTGGAGAGCATACATATCCAGGCATATAAGTCGATGTTGATACAACAGATGGTTGTGTTGAATATGTGATATCATACCACGCTTTCGTCCCACCAGATATTCGAGTAACACCACCAACACCATTTGAGATAACATTGTTTGTACCATCATCCCAAATAACTGCCTTTACATCCATATATTTTCCTGCCCACGCCTGCCCGTAAAATGTAATTTTAGATACATTTCCATCACTTGCAGGTGAACCAGGTGATGCCCCAGCATCATCAAGACTCATAGGGGCAGCTGCTGCTCCAGCAACTGTATAACCAAATGTAGGGTCAAGAATTACAGGATATACTGCATTATCAAGGAATTTTTGAGGTATGACAATTTCCATTTCTTCTTTTATAACATCAATATATATCTCACACCACACTCTTTTTCCATCAGCATCAACAGCAAATGGTCTATAAATATGAAATGCTTTTCCTGTTCTATATTCATTATTCATTTTTGAATTGTGGAATACAGCATAAGACCATTTTGCATTATCAGGTTGCTCGTGTCCTTCGTCTATTTCTGCTCTTGTTAATGCTCTTTGTTTAACAAATCTTAATCCTTTTGTCTTAATTGTATATAAAACAGAGTTGGATTTTGGTTTTTCAGTAAATATAACTTCAAATTCAAATCCACCTTCTTCAAACTGTTCATTATCAGCATCTAATTCATAGAATCTGCTTTTAATGTTTTTATCAGAAGATTCCCATTCAATTACATCATCCACAACTTTATGTGTTGAATCTTTTATATCGGTTGAGAGACGAACTGAGAAATTGGTCTCATTCTCCCATTGCTTCAATTTGACTTGAGGATAAAAATCATTCTGTTTAGTATCACCTATTTCTGATTCATATTTAGAAAGACTATTATCCTTCTTATCAAAGTCATATGTTGTAGATGTTTTTACATTTGGCATTATGCAATCTCCACATAAGTTGGATCAGGTCTGAAGAATATTCTATCCGCATGAGTAGCATATCCTAAGATTTGAACAATCTCACCTGAACTTGATGGTGCTGTTTGTGTTAATTCACCTGATGTAGTTGATAAATAAATATATCCACCTGGTGTCCAGTTCCATGAATCATCTCTTGCGAAACCTAAATGAAGAACAGATTTAGATCCTGCTCCATCTTCTGCTGCTAAGGCGTGACATAGAGCTGTAGTATCGGATGCTTCTGCTTCATCAAAGTTTCCATCTGAACCTAATGTCAATGCTGCTCCAAATGAGCTTGTTGAATCAACTGTCATTGTTGAAGTCATACCTTCAACTGTTTGATTGGTATCAGGTGTTGGATCTATATCTAATGATGCAGATGTTCCTGATGTTCCGGAAGTACCTGAATTACCAGAAGTACCTGATGTACCTGATGCTCCAGATGATCCACTTGTACCTGCTGCTCCTGTAGCACCAGAACTACCTGATGTTCCACTTGCACCAGATGATCCGGATGTACCTGAATTACCAGATGTTCCTGATGTTCCACTTGCCCCTGAGCTACCTGATGTTCCAGCTGCTCCTGTAGCTCCTGAAGAACCAGATGTACCACTTGCTCCACTTGATCCAGAAGTACCATCTGAACCTGATGTACCAGAAGTTCCTGAGGTACCATCTGAACCAGAAGTTCCTGATGTACCTGATGTTCCGTGAGGAGGTCCTGGAGGTCCAACCACTCCATCCATACGAGTAATTTTAAGAGTAGAATTAGTAAAATTACCAGATGCTGCACCAGCTTTTAATTCAAGTTGGATATAGTCATTTGCAGATAATTCTATAACCGATGTATCGCCAAATGTTGCTGTTCCTGTGCCACCAGCAGCACGGTAAAATTCAGCATAACAAGAATCTATTTGTGCATCTACTCCATTTTTACTAATTCTTGATTCATTTGAACTAGCACCTGAATATGCTGACCAAGTAACCATATATATTCCATCTTCATAGACATATATCCTATCACCTGTAGTTGAATCAAAATTCAAAACTGTATCATCGTTTTCAACTAACAGCGTATCAAATGTAACTGCTTTCCAAGATGCCGTTGCTGCTTGACTTGTATCATAAACAGAAACAGATGCTAATGTTTCAAGCACACCTGTGCCAGAAGTTCCTGAGGTTCCATCTGAACCTGATGTACCTGATGTTCCACTTGTACCTGCTGTTGGAACAGGAACACTAAAATAAACAAAACAAGATGTTCCATCTTGTGTTACTCCGTCAAAATCTATTACAGATATATCAAATTCAGTATATGATGTTTGATCTGTAACGCCTTCTATTTCATAGTAACCCCAGATATCAGTATCATCTTTATCAGTAAAATAAATTGTATTACCTTCTTCAAGAGATCCTAATAACCCTTCTCTATCAACTGAGTCTTCATCTGTATTGTGAATATAAATTTTAGATGCTAATTCGTGGAATACAGAATTAAATTTAAACTCACCTGTTCCTGGAGGAGGAGTTGTATTTGCATTAAATACCCAAGAGCCAACGCCACCTGCTCCACCAGCTCCAGATGTACCTGATGTTCCACTTGTACCTGTAGCACCAGATGAACCTGATGTACCTGAATTACCACTTGTACCTGATGTACCGCTTGTTCCACTTACACCTGATGAGCCAGAAGTGCCTGAATTACCTGAAGTTCCGGATGTTCCACTTGTACCTGAACCACTTCCAGACATACTAATTGTATCATCAAATCTCCAATCAACATAATCATTTCCATCATCTGTTGATCTTACTCTACCTTTGACTTCGTTTGAATAACCATCAGATGTTTGATAAATAACTGTAGCAATTGCTTTAATTTCAGGAAACAGAACTTCATCCAGCAGTAATTCGTGAATTTCTGTTCTTGCTCCTTGTCTTGCTTCCCCAATATTTCCATAATCTGATTGCCCCATTATAGCAATCATTGGTTCATCTTTTTCTGTTGTTGCAAATATATGACACAATACAAAGTCATTATTTGAAACTTGAGTTAATTGCCACGTTCCAGCTACATCTTGATTATATGCTAACCTTGTTGCATCTGTTCCATCAAATGTTCTGACAGGGAATCCTGGATTATAGTAACGTTGCCATTCTTGACTATTCAACATATAGTAAATTGGAAGATTACCTGTTGTATCAACAGCATCAATTGAATGATAAATATCTTCATCATACACTCCGCCAGAAGCAATGTTGAATTGTGCTGCTGAATCATCATTACCCGAACCATCCACATCCATATTTTCAAGTCTTAAACCACTACTATATTGACATCCTTGTGTGAAGTGTAGATAATTATGTGTTACTGGAGACATTACCTTACCGTGTCTTTCTTCCCCAACGTATATTGCCTCTTGTTCGGATACATCCCAATAGACAGCTGCCGCAATACATTTCAACCTTATGATCTCACTAACTTGTGAAGTTGATGGATTAGCAACAGATTTCAATACTTGATCATCGTCATAGTAGATGATATGGATGCCTTCTGTATTGTCGATTTGGACAGAATCGCCTGATGTTTGATATCTTTCACCAAGAATATAGTAGTAAAAATCATCTACTGAAGCATCAATATGCATAGTTCTTGTTGAATCTTCCCAACGAAGAACAGAATCAGTTCTGTTTTCAAAACCATTTTGACCCCAATCTTCTCGAGTAACAGCTATTTCTTCAATAGCATCATATATTGCTGTTCCTGTTAGCAATTCATTACTGCCTGATGCTCCATATTCATCTCTGATTGTATCAACAGTTGGACCTGATGATAGTTTGATTCCCGATCCATTTGTTTCAAATACTTTAGATCCATCATAATATAATTCAACACCACCACTTGGAGTAGCTTGTAACACTTTTTGAGTTCCATCTGTTGAATCAGTAACATTTAGAACTAATTTTCCATCGTCATATTTATTGATGAAATTGATATCACCATCTGTGAAGTCAAGCAATAATCTACGATCATTGTTTTCTCCATAAATGGTTGCACTTGCTCCATTGGATACAAATGCTCTTTTACTATCTTCCTTATATAAATATAATCCCCAGGTTTTATCTTGCCATAAAGTATATCTAAGGGTATCGCCAGAATCTGTTCTACCAATAGATATAGGAGCATCTTCTGTTCTTCCAACAAGTGCTGTTTCAGACCCATTTCTATAAACCTTGAATAAATCATCTGTATCGTCTGATATTGAAAGTCCATCTTCTAATGCTAATGCTCTTACAGCAGTAGAATCCCATAACAATCTATCTGTTTGTGCTTCTGTTGGGGTTGTTCCTGATGTACCGCTTGTACCTGATGTACCAGAATCTCCAGCATCACCTGCTTGTGAGAATTGAAATGTTACACGAGTTTGATTATCAAATTGATCACCTTCAACGTGCTCAACTGGCAATACATAATATGCTCCACCACCTTCTGATGTAGAATCACCAACAATGTTATATACAGATACATCTCCTTCTGAACTATCAGCTTCTTGAAGGATTAATTGTCCTTTAACATCATTTGTAGAATTATCCCAAATTAAGATAAAATCTCTTTGATTTCCATTGTAAGCATCATCTTTATCAATATATAACAATGTGTTATTTGCAGGAATTAAAGTATCAAAATGGAATCTTGAATTACTTGGTTGTGCTGAACCTGAAACTGCTTCATAAATCCATTGAACACCACCTCTATACCCATCATCACCTGATGTGCCAGATGTTCCTGATGTGCCAGAATTACCTGAGCTACCTGATGTACCGTTTACACCAGATGAACCAGATGTACCAGCAGCACCAGATGAACCTGATGTACCTGATGTTCCAGCAGGACCAACAGAACCAGATGAACCAGAAGTACCTGATGTTCCAGCATTACCACTTGAACCTGATGTTCCGCTTGTACCTGTATCTCCAGAGCTACCAGATGTACCACCTGTTCCGGAACTTCCACTTGAACCTGATGTACCGCTTACCCCAGATGATCCTGACGTACCAGATGTACCACTATCTCCAGAGCTACCAGATGTTCCACTTGTACCTGCAACACCTGAGCTACCTGACGTACCAGATGACCCAGATGTACCTGAATATGTGATTAAACCTCCATCTCCCTCTTGTGATGTATGGAAGTGTTCTCCAATATTTCCAAAACGTTCCCCTTTTACAACACCGTAATCAACACCTATAAGGTTAGACGTCAAATCATCGCTTGTACCTGTTAATTCTACAGTTGTTAAAGAAGTATATGTTGAAGATGTTATCGTACCATATTTAAGACCATCAACTCCACAGTCTGCTCTCACTCTTCTTCCATCATTAAATATAAAAGTTTGATCACCTGCTACTGTGAAAGATGTAGAGTCTATAAATGTTGCTAAAATTGCCATTTTAATTGTCTCCGATATGTACGGTATTTAATAGTTTGTTCGGGAGCCAGAAGTATTTCTAACTCTAAATTCCTGGTGGAGGTTTCAATTCTATGTATCTCTGAGGTACAGATGATTTAGCATATCCTCCTGAAAAAAGACCACCTCCAGTCGCATCAGGAGTAACTTTAATTTCTGTGCTATATACAAATAAATCAAAGTCTAACGTATTTGAATCGACTTTCTTCATCCCTGTAATTTTTCTTATATATGTTTCAGTTCTATTGATCCCATCAAACGCTATTACATAATTCATATTCAATCCAGCACCAATAATTGCAAAATAATTATTGTCAGCATCCCTAACCGTTTCTTCTGTTTGAGAGTATAATCCATCTTCAACTACATTTAAATATCCTGATTCATTTGATGAAAATACAACATTTCCCGTTGAATCATATACATTTAGACCATATTCACCAGAAGGAACTATGTCTATTTCTTTATAAACAATCCAGTCTACATATCCAGTTGAATCTGATGCTATAAGAATTTTATCATATACATCTCCTGATTTTACAAATCCATATGCAAGTGCTAAGAATGATTCTGCTTTTATAAATGCAATTCCGGAAGTTGCTATATCAGGAATATCAACCTCAGTTAATTCTTCTTGTACGAATGATGTTCCGTGTGCGTGATATATATGATTTTTATATTTAGAATCAATCTGTACGATGTTATTTTGATTGACAACTCTTAATCCATAATCTACCATATTACCACCCCACTATCGTTATCAAGGAATCTGCTGACCCTACAACTTCATAATCAGTTCCAAGAACATTCACACTTGAACTGTTTGCTGTCCAAGTAATTGTATTTCCAGATGTTTCAATGTTATGAGCTAATTCACCATTTGTGGCATCTAAAGGAATCGCAAAAGCAAAATATCTATCTTCACCCATTGAAGAATCAAATGTATCAGATCCATCAACACCTGATTCTACTTCTCTTTGATATATAACTCTTGTAATTCTATCTGTTATATCTAAGGTAATGTTTCCGGTGGAATCATAACAACGCAAACCAAACTTACCTGGATCAATTCCTGTTGTTACTCTTATGTAGAATGTGTCTATATAAACTGTAGCTTCACCAATAACTCGTTCTGGTGGATTGTTATCAAACCATTCTTCTAGAAATTCTAATGCTTCATGTGATGGATTTTCAGGATCATAGTATATAAAACTTGTCCCATCTATAAAATACATATCTCCTGATGTAGAATCATATATAAATGGAGGACCTTGAATAAATCCAGTTGGATTCATTAATGCTGTACAATCTAAATGTATATTATTTATGTCAGTCCATTCCCAGTTGCCTGCACCAGGTAAATTCCCTTTATCAGTTATATCATACCACAATGTCTCTGGAGATGTATTTGTAACTTCTGTTGAAGTATAACCAGCATGCCCAACACCATCTCCAGCATTTAGATATAAATATAAACTAAAATCTGTTGAATCTGCTGTTTGTTTATATGTTACACCAACTTCTACTTTTTCAATATAATCACCAGCAGTTGAATCTAATGTATGATTTGAAGCATAGATTTCTTCTGAAACAAAATACTCTTCTTCTGAGGTTGAATCAGACACTAAAGTACAAGAAGCATATGTTTCAGCAGTACCATCTACACAATTTGAAAGATTATCCCAATCAAATTGATCAGGATTACTTCCTTGTGATGCTGATCTATACTCTCCGGTATAAACTGTCATTATGATAGTTTCCCCAATTCAACTCTTAATGTTCCAGCAGCATCATATACCTTCAATACATCATTATCAAGATCAAGTCTCACTCCGCCATCATCAAAGTTTGAAGATTGTACGACACCTGCTGTAACTAATCCAACATCAGCAGAAAAGGCAGATAATGTCTCTACTTCGATATCTTGTGCTTTTACAATTTCATTAAAACGTAACTCGCTTAACTCGAAATTGTGGTCATTTATGTCCGTTTCTGGCTCTAAAAAGAAAATTCTGAAGTATTTTGCTGCTGTTCCCTTTAAAACACTCAGACCAATTCCACCATCAATATCCATACGTTCATCTGTATATCCATAGTAGTTTGCTTGAGCATTTTCATATGACATTTGAACAAGTGACTCTGACGTAGAATCATATCCAAGATAAGTCCAGTCTGTACCATTTAATGATTGTCCAAAGAAAGCAGCTATAACATTAGATCCAGTTGTATCAAAATCTCCATATACAAATACTTTCTTGATCATCCTTTCAACAGGAAATCTATATTGAATCCAATAATTAAGTTCTGAGGTTGAATCTGTTATAACTAAATCAGATGTTGTATCTATTGTTATATAATCATCATTATCCCCATTATACAAAACTTTTAGATTATCTGGATTCCTTAATGATTTATCGGTAATGACAATATCTGTTGGTAACTTTCTATCGTACCTTATTTGTTGCTCAATGACATTTTCTGCTTGAACAATACCAGAGTCAAACTCTAAGTTATCTGCCTCGTACTGCAACTCTGCTGGCGTTTTAACTCGTATAGTTCCGTTGTCGTTTGTTAAGATATATCTATCATCCCAAGTACATTGAACAAGCTGCGTTACATAAGCAGTTGAATCAAGTAAATGAAGAATGAATCCTTCTTCTGCTGATTGTTCAACATAAAATTCTGTATATGCTGTTGTATCAGATACATTGACCATTGATGTTCCATCATATCGTAAAACGTCAATACTTGCTCCAGCAGGTAAAGGTCCAACATCAATACCAAGTGATGCATCACCCGTAATGCTTAGGATTCTATCTCCATTTAAAGTTACGATTGCCATTATTCTTCCTCTTTATGCTCAAGTAATTTTTCATCAATGTATGGTTCTATTTGTTTCATTTTATCTGAAATAGCAGCTACACATTTGAGACTATTTTCAAAGTTTATCAATAAGTTAGTTATTGATCCTAATCTTTCTGCTTGTGATGCTGTTTCAAGTGTAACTTGCTCTTGAAGTCCTCTTAATGCTCCTTCAAAGTAACCTAGATGTTTTGCCCAATAAACAGGAATATATTCATTTGTTTTTGTAATCTCTGGAACAGCAAGAGGTTGTCCTGTTTTTTCATCTCGCCTTTTTTCCATTGTGATTTCTACAGTTAGACAATCCTCCACAACTGTTCTGATTGTTTCTTCGATCCATTTTTTATCATTTTTGCTTAACATCAATATTGCCCCATATTCTTTCAAGTTTTTTAAAGTCTGCTTCTTGACGACTTAGACCATATGTATATAAATATCCAGTTGAAGCATTAGGTTTATGATTTATCAATTTAAATCCCATATCTGTAAATATTTGATGTTTAATGACATTTTCACGTTTATGATTAACTATTTTTGTTGCTCCAAGTTCAAATAGATATTTAACTGCCAGTTGAATTATTGCATATGCTATTCCTTTTCTACGATGGTGTTTAGATGTAACAATAGACATAAAATTATAAACACCTTTACCTGCACTATTTATACCCATACAACCAACAATTTTATCTTTATATAAACAGACACAAGCGTGTGTCATATATTTGTTATCTATTGATTCAGCCATTACAGTTGCTTTTTCAGGATTGAAATAATGATAGTAAAGATTATGAATTTCATCTATCATTCCTCTATTAACTTCAATCAATTTAATTGAATACATCTTTACTCCTTTACACATTCATATATTGGATGGTTCCGACAGCAGCAGCTGGTCTATATGTATTAGCTGTAGCATTAGAAGCAGCAGTACCTGTATGTGTATGTGCTCCTTTACTTTGTGAATACCAATCTTTATTATCATATTTTCTAGATACAGCTGGATCTTTTCCACTTCCTGATACATATCTATTTGACGCAACACCATAACCAGAATTCTTTGATGAATAATTAACATTTACCAATGATCCACTAGAATTATAAACCTGATCACTTGAATTACCTGATTCTCGTATCTTATGAACGTGAGCACCAGCAGATGATGCAGAGATCGTATGTGTGTGATTAGGTTGAGTCCAAGTACCAGCATTCGAGCCACCAGACACGTTGTAGGCATTACTACCACCCTTAACAGCTAATACCCTATCAGTTGTAGATGAATCAACAACCCAGCCATCTTCAGCTACATTAGACCAGAACCAGACTTTACTCTGTGCTTTTGTTCCTGCCATAACACCATCCCAAGCAGAATTAGCTTGATTTCGTACCTTTAACAATTTTTTATTTGTATCAAACCAAAGCATACCAGCCTCTGCATTGGATGGTGAAGACGTACCTGAAAATGTAGACTTCAAGGTAGCAAAATTTGTTTCCATATTTTGCAAGTCTGTTTGAGCTGTATGATCACCTTGATATGTATTTGATACCCACGTTTGTCCCATTTTTAATTCTCCTATTTATATAGAACTATGCTAGGTTGTTTTACCAAAGCATTGACCTCATCGCTTGGGTCAGTTATGATTATTTTTGATCTTATATATCGTGTCGTTATTACAGCTGAGATAAATTCTGCTTTTTGGATAGCGCCCCAAGGATCAGAACTATACTCTTTATATTGTATTTCCATAGCTACTCCAGGAGCAACATCAATATCGAATATTTTTACCCATTGATTTGTTGATGCTTGAAGTTCGTTCCACGTCATTGGTATAGGTACAATCTCATTCCAAGTTGTACCAAGACCTGTTACAACTATCTCAGTATCTATGTAGATGAAATATGAATTTATATTTGAAGCACCAATATCAACAGTTTTAGAATGAAATGTACCTGTTAGATTCCCACCGCTATGACTACATTTAACATATTTTTCACCGTTATATGTAACTGCTTGGGTATTGTTGAATGATCCAGTTGAAGGATCGTGTGTATAGGTATTGAAATATGTGTATCCTTTTGGAAGTGGAACTCTTGCTGATGCATATCTTGGAATTTGTCCATACAAACCATTTGTCCCAAGAGTGTTTGCTGTAAATTCAAAGAATCCAGGTTTGATCCCTTTAATTGTTAGATTAGGACTTCTATATGATCCCATATATACACCACCAATCCATTGAGGTCCAAATCTAAATTCATAAACTTCAATATCAGGATCATTTAATTTATCAGATATCAATATCAAGGAGTTATCACCCGGGACAGCAGATAAATATTCCAAACTTTCTGGTGGAATAGCACTCTTCCCAAGTATTGTTTTATCAATTTTTGTAGCTTGATCAAAGTCTTGTGTAACTCTCCACATATTAACAGTCTGTAACACAATAAAATATCGTTGTCCTTCTTCAACAGGATCAATTGAAAAATCTACTGTATCACCAGAACGTGCTGGGACATTAAACTGTTTATTCCACGTTGCTTGTTCGTCAGTTGAGACCCACACATTAACGTGATCTAACCATGCTTCATCATCTGGAACATTAAAAGATATATTCAATCTGATGAATGTTCTTCCTCTGTAATAGTAGACTTCTTCTTCAATTGATGGATTCTCAATTGAAGATACCTCACTTGGATCTGTCAGATCAACATTATATATATCTTCTATACTTTCATCATAATCATCATCGTAAAGATCATATGATTCAAAACGTAAATTCAATGATACTGTTCCATTAGGATTTATAACAGTTTGATTAACTCTCATTAGTTGATCTGAAATAGCAAGTGCTGTACTGTTTAATGTAACAATATCACCTGGTTCCACCAATAGGGCATCATCTCTAAATGAACCGATAATTGTTCTGTTTAGATTCAATCTTTCAAGATGTGTTATACCTAAAATTCTTGCTTGAGCATAGTTTGTAACTCCATTCAATCTATAGTCTTTTCCAAGACCACCAAACTCTCCAAGTGGAATGTAATTCTTTTCATAATTTTTTGTTTTATCTTCAAATTCTACAGTTAAAGACGTAGGTTTATCAACACTTGAAGGTTTCATCAAACGTATCTGTGCTCTACCTGACTCATCTTGAACAATCATATCATCTGTAATTGTAACGACAGGTGATTCTTCATTTAAATCTTTATAACGTAGATAGTATTTTCCATCAAAGTAGTTTAACATACCACGGAAACAATGCAATATCTGCTCAACAAATCTCCACGAACCTTCATCCCTTGTTGGTTTCATTACCATATCAATGTAAAATTCTTTTGTATCACAATAGTTAGCTGCTGCTGTAAATGAGGTTATATCTAAATCATCAGAACTTATCCCTATTCCATAAATATCATCTGTAAGAAAATCATATAGTGCTACAACAGGATTGTCTGACCAAGCAGTTGTTGATGTTCTAAAATCATACAGCTTCTTTCCTTGTAAGATAAGTTGTCTTTCAGGTAAACCTCTATAAATATCTTCATCCCAAGTAAAATTCCACACTATATAGCAAGTATGACGCATATTTTCAGTATAATTAGGATCAACATCATTAACATCTGTATCGAATGTTTGAGAATCTGTACCTGAATAGAAGGTATAATCAAAAGTATTTCCAACTTTTGTATATATATCTTTGTCTATAAATATTTGAGGTACACCATCTTCTTCATAGATACCTTCACATTCACCTTCAGATAACGTAGAAACAATCTTCAACTTTTTACTATGATATCCACCAGTCCAAGCATAAACATCATTTGTACCTACTTTTCTTGTTCCATATACAACAGGTAAAGGTGCTTCAGTTGTTCTTGTGTTTGCTTTATGACCAGGACCTTCAATCTCTGGAGTATCATCTACATCATCCATTTGTTGATATGTAAGATATGCAGAAATTAATGATAGAATAATTGCAAAGATGAAACCTTCCCAACCACCTGCTTGTGCAATCTCCCCAACATATTCTTCAAAACTTTCCTCAGTAACTTCACCTGTTTCAATATCTATACAAACTTTGTCATATATTTTAGTTACTTTAGGGATATTTTTATAGTATTGGTCGAAAAATTTATTCATTTAGAAACACCTCTAAATACTTTTAGTATTTTCATTCGTCTAAAATGCATAGGGCGAACACCATATTTGGGATCTACGTTAATTATTTTCTTATTACCTATATATATTACAAAGAATCTTTTAATTGGTGGTATTGTAGATTTAACTAAAAGTATATCCCCATTAATTAATTCGTGTTCTTCTACTTCTTTTAAATAATCTTGAAAGAATTCTGTCCATAAATCAATTGCTTTTTCTTCATCATCCATATACAATTGATAGTAGTTTTCTAAATTGAAACCTCTCCATTCGGATGGTAACTTCACTCCATAATCATCTTCAAGAATTTTATATAAAAACGAAAAACAATCACATCCCTCTTCTGGAGTAAATCCATATGTTGTATATTCAGTTCCTAACCATTTTGATGTAACGTCTGGTAGTCTTGTCATTATCCTTCCTTTTGCCTTTCTTCTGGAGTTGGTCCCCACCAGATATTCTTGTTCATAAAATCTGGCAAGAATCTAAAACCACCAAAATTAGCTGTATTTGCGTAACTCTCACAAGTCTCATAAAATCTATTACAATCAGTTTCATCGCCAGTATATTGACACCTCGGACCTTTAAATCGTCTATATCTACATAACGCTGGATGTCTTGCGAATGATTTATCTGACCATCTTACAAACTTTGATACAACATCAAATCTAATTTCTGATTCATCAAGTTCATATGGATCAAGATAACCTTCAAATATCATAACAGCATCAATGACTTCAAATTGATTATTAAATACAACTCTATATAGTCTACAGAGTTGATCATCTTCCATATCTTCCCCGAATAATGCTGTCATTACTTGATTCTTGTTATCAATTTTTATTGACATATTATCAACAATGGTTCCGGTGCTGTATGTTATATTTTCTACAGTAAATTGAGCAGAATCAAAACGTACAAGACTGGTCGAATCACCTGTTAGATATGTATCACTTATATATTGTACCGTATCAGCGTCAGTATATCTATACCAAGTATAGTCATTACTTTGAAATTCAAGTAAGTTAAAGAACATAAACTCACTTGAGCCTACTTTGTCTATATAATCTTGTATTATATTTCTCATATTATTCGTCCAAATGTAATCCTTTTAATTGTACTCCTGCTGTTCTTACAATATCATAAAAACTTGACTTTGAGAAAACATCCATATCAAAACGACACAATATTTTTAATTGTCCTGTGAAATCAGCTGTTAATTTGATGCCTTCACCTACAGGTACAAAGAATATTGCTTGATCTCCACCATCTACACCACTACCATCTGATATATAGTAATCACCCGCTGATGTAGCATCTGCTGCTTGATTGTATATAGCATAATCTCCATATACAGTCTGAGCACTTGTATTGGCTCCCGGAAGATCAAATGTTGTTTCTACACCATCACCTGTTGCGAAATAAAGACCTTCATAATCATCGTAATCAATATCAATCCAATGAAATGATCCGTATTGTCCTTGTCTTGCTATATAAAAATTATATAATTCAGCCATTTCTTCTCTTTCACATAGAGAATAATCCATAGCAACATCAATTTTTGGAAATTGTTGTTTTCTTTTTCTTTGTTCTGTTGCTTCAGAATCATAATTTGAAAACAATGTTTTAAATCTAAAATTCATCTCAACAGGTTTTCTATATGGAACATCTGCATATGATGGATATAGTGCCATTATGATCTAACCCCCTTCGTTAATGTATTCCTTACGTTTGTATCTCCTCTATTAACGGCATCTGTAATTGGCCCGATTATAGCAGAAGGATTACGTTTCGTAAAATTAGCAAATGATTCTGAATCCATTGCTTGTATGTTTATATAATATTGTGCTGGTGGATCTGATTCAGTTTCTTTGTTCATACCATCTGTTTGTGCTGTAACACCCAATTTACCATTAGGACCTCTTGTTAATGGCATAATTGCTTCAGGACCTGCTTCACCCATTAATCCAACACCATTTGCCATTGGAAATGTAGTTGGTCCTGTTACAACACCACCTCTGGCATGAGGTATCACATTACCATTATCAATTACATTACCATCTTCATTCGGGAACCATCCCCAAGATTTAAGTGAATTTAAGATGATTTGTTGTATGATCATTTTAGCAATTTCAGCTAAGAATGTAGCTGCGAATTTCTTAAATGCTTCTTCTGCATCCTCAACACCATTAACCCAATCCTGAAACCAATTAACAGTAGCATCAGCTAATCCTGATGAGAATGATTCTGCTGCTCGTATTACAATAGCTTCAAATTGTTCATATTCAGTTTGAGCACTATCCATCCATCTTTCAAGAGCTGATTTATTTGCCTCAAACTCAGCGTTTGTTATTTCAGCTGATTTTTGTGCATACCATTCTTTTAACGTACTGATATCACCATATATTTTAGCATATTCATCATAAGTCTTTTCAAGCATCAATCTTTGATAGTCAAATTCACTCATTGATAATTGATTCATTTCATCAAGAATAGTATCGTGTATTTCTTTTTCTCTAGCAATTCTTTCATTGTTAATTCTTGTTTCTTCAGCTAATTGTTGTTCAGCAGCTTCAATCGCATACGTCACACCTTTAGCAATAATTTCATCAAGCTCTCGTTGTTTTTCTAACTCTGCTTCTAATTCTTTATCACGATATTTCTTACTGATAGCTGCAATTTCTAATTGTAATGTTTCATTGATTTTCTTTCTTTGTTCAGCTGTCTTACCAGCTTCCTCAACGAATTTTTCATATCTAGCTTCCATTGATTTGATTTCAGCTTCTTCTTCATTTCCAATCAATTGAAGTTTACGAATAGCTATTCTTTCATTTAACTCTTCTACTTTCTTAATGTTATTTTCAAGTTTTTTAATTGTTTCATCACTAATGCCTTCTGATTGACTTTCTGGATCTAAGATAGCATTTATTTTTTCTTGTAGTTTTGCTATTTCGTCTTGATATTGTTTAACTAAATCAATAGTTTTAACCCATTTTAATTGTGTTGCATCCTCTTCAGATGGGACCAACATAAATTCTTGGCCTCTTGATTCTAAATCATTAAGAGCAGATGTTAAATCATTAATTTGATTGTTGTATGCTCTTATTTGTTCAACTTCTTCATCTGATAGGATAGACTTACCTGTTTTAAATCTATCTACTGCTTCATTTAATCCTTCAATTTGCTCTTTTGTTAATTCTAATTCATCTGCTGTTCTTTTTGCATCCCTTGATAAAACTAAGAATGCTGCTCCAACAGCTAATAGTACAGCACCTATACCAAGAACCCAAGGATTTGAAGCAAACGCCAGAAAACCAGCAAGTGCAGGAGAAGTTGCTAACGCAGTAGTACCGACTATAGCAAGGGCACCAGATACAGTCCTTGCTGCCATTGCAACGGTAATTAGATTCTTTGCCCATTTTAGAAATCCAACTCCAGCAAATGCAGCTTCCATAGCAATTAATGATTTAGTAACACCCCAGAACCACGCAGCTAATTTTATACCTACCAATGATAATGCTGATCCTGCAATAAGTCCTATATTATCAGCAAACAATTTAAGAAGTTTATTTAAAAGAGGTAATGTTTCTAATGCAAGCTGTTGAAATTCTTCACGTAATTGTGTCATCTGATCATTGAACTGTTCAGCTGCCTTTGCTTTTTCAACAGACATATTTGATGTAATGTTTTCAAGACCATCTGCTAGACCAGGTAACATTTGTAGAACTTTAACACCTTCTGAATCAAACAATTTAAAAGCAAGAGCGACTCTTTGACTACCATCATCAACTTTTGATAATGCATCAGCAATCGCAAGGAATTTTTGATCTGGTGTTAAATTTGCTAAGTCTTTTACATTAATCCCCAATTCCTTTATGGCATCAGCTGCTGGGCCTCCACCTGCTTCAGCATCAACAAGCCTACGAGTCATTCTTTGAATTGCCATTGTTAATGTTTCAAATGTCACACCTGATAGATCAGCTACCTGTCGTAACTTATCCATATTAACAACATTAACGCCAAGACGTGTATTTAATTTACCTAACTGATCTGCATAACCAATTGTATCTGTTATAAGATTCTTAAAGGCAAGACCAAGACCAGCAGCACCAATGATACTCACAAGTGATGTCCACGAAGTTTTCATTGACTTTGTAATATCACTAGACTTTTTATCAACAGTATCGAGACTATCATTGATAGACTTAGTTGCTGTTCTTACTGTCGCACTACCTTTATCATCTACTTGATATGTTTGTTTAATTACTCTTGCCATAATTACCTCTGTTGTGCTTCTTTGTTTTTAGATAACATAAAAGAAACAAGGAAGGTTGTAATTTTTTTAAGATTAACATCATTTACAGGTAAACCTGCTATCTCAAGTGTCTTACACACACCATTCAATGATAATGATTTCATTCCATCGACCATATAATTCATATAATCGAACAGAACAGTTACGATTTCATAATTTTCTGGGATTACTGTCACAAATCCACAAGCAACACAATCTGGTGTTTTACCAGACATCATTGCTTTAGTTGCTTTGCATCCCTCGCAATCCAGTCCAGCTCCTAACCAGTCTGCGAGGGTTTCGAGTTTTTTAATTCTTTATTACTAATAACAGCATCTCTCATTTTACCCGCTTCATTGATAATGAATACAACAAACTCTTGATCATAGTTATAGACTAATTCTTTGTTTTCTTCATTACATTCCATCGGGCCATCCTCATCTTCAATTCCTTTCCAATCTATAAGAACATAATTAAAGACATTCCACATCTGATCCAAACCAACTTCTTCAGCTGTTGGAATTTTGGTGAGAGATAAAAGTTTGAAGGGACGTATTTTTGCTTTTACATCTTTTTCATCTGGGTGTGTTTTCCAAGCTTCTTTTGTATTGTTTTTATTAAACTTTCTCATATGGCCTCTCCTTTTTGAAGTATTTTTTCAGGAGTCTTGCAGTAGGTAGACCACATTTGAGGCAGTTGGGAGCCTTTCCACTCATCATTGATTTCGTTAATATACAATCCTTACACGTCTGACCGTTAGGACGACTTAAATACCAAGTAAGAAAGTAAAGAAAATCAACAGGATCAAACTCCGAAAAACCAAGAGAGATTCTATTTTCGATACCATCTTCATCGACATATAGAATCTCTCTTTTGTTTTCTTTAATTTTCGTAGTCATATACTGACCTCCCGAAATGAATTTTTATATGGAGTGTTCTACACTCCGCTATTAGGTCGGATAACGTCCAAGAGGACCACTAACTCTAATAGTCATTGTTCCTGCAATAGTTTGGTTTCTTCCTGGTGCAGATGGATTCCAACTTGTAACAAACATTGTTGCTTCTGAGTCTTCAACCAAATCACAAGCAAAATATGTAGTAGAATCAAAGTAAACTCTCATATCATTGAAAGTTCCACCTTCTCTACCATAAGTATCAAGTTGTGATTGTGCAGTATCCTCAAGATCAAGATCAAAATCTGCTGTAATTGTGGAATTACCAGAACCTTGACAGTATTTATCATAACTGTCTGTTAGGGCACTGATATCAATTTCACCAAAACCAAAATTAATAGCACAAGATTTCAATCTAGCAACTGTGTTACCACTAAGAGTAATCCTTGCATCGTTTGATAGTTTTACTCCGCAAGCCATTTTATTACCTCCGTTTATTCTTTATTCAAATCCTGAATAAAGTCAAAATAAAAAATAAAATCGAACATTGTAAGTCCGACAGATCCAGAGACACCATCTGATGCAAAAGTGACTCCTTCACTATCTAACGAAACATTACAATCCGAATAAACAAAATCATCTGAATAAAGAAACTTTTGAAATTCATCCGCCATAGTTTCCATATCATCTTCATTGTTTGTATAACCAACGACATTGATAGTAGCGTTTCTATGAACCTCATTAGATCCAAGGAAGTCTTGTATCACTGGCGTCTGACTTATATACAGACACAATGTGGGGTATTGCTTGACTTCTCCTGGATTAACAATACCATGCCTCACCTTTACAGGTTCAATAGCATAATCATTTGAGAGTGTAAACAGATCCTTTATGTTAGGTATGATTGCCTCTCTTATTAATTTTCTTGTTAATGCCATTAATCAAGTTCCTCTCCAATTGTGTTTGTTATAATATCATTAATTGCAGCAATATTATCTGCAATAGCTGGATATAGAAATGGTCGTGCTGGCATTCTAACAGATTTAACCTGTACCCATCTTCCACCAACGGTAAATCGTAGATAAGGTTTTTTGATTGCTGTTATAGTCCCACCATACTCGTGTATTCCAGCATATATAACATTTGATGATAATTCACCAATTATATCATTGTATCTTTCTCTAACTCTCGATCTGATTGATCTTCTTAATAGACCTGTACCAACTTTAAGGTTTCCGTGCTTACCAAATGATCCTTTTGCTTTTCCTTCTGCAAATAAAGTTGCGTTTCTAACACCCTTTACAAGAGCATTACGCCAATCTTTTGGTAGTTCTACAAGCATCCTTTCTGTTTCAGCAGTTGTTCTAATTCTTATATCTAACATTAAACAACTCCCAATAGTCTATATTGATCAAGGACCTCCTTAGTAGACTTCAAAAGTCCTTTTTCAACAAAAGCAATTGTACCATCATCTAAATTTATATTTGATACATCCGGATGTCTTCTGTTTTGAAACTCTCTTACAACTTCTCGAACACAGGCAAGTTTAACATCTTCTGGAATGTTTGCGTAACCAGCAGTATAAACAATTTTGATGTTTTGAGTTGATTGCACAAATCTGGGTGCTGTTGGTTGTAACGCAACATATCTACCATCTACAGATCTATATAAGTCTGAGTCTATAAGAGTATCAGCAGTAAAATCCCACTCTGCGCTATCGTGAATTGAAGATATTGATATGATAGGTAAATTACGAGGGTACAAGAAACCACCCCCATTCCCATCGTAGTATTCTGTATATTGACGAGATTTGAATTGAGTGATTTCACAATACTTATGAAACTCTTCCGTTTTTGCATTAATGATATTCTCAATTGCATCGTCATTTTCAGATACAGATATTTGATCGTCTGCGTACTGTTTAAAGTACGTTCTGTCAATTAATGCGTTAGATGCTAATGCCATTTGTTTACCTCTGAAAGGGGGTGATCCGAAGACCACCCCCATAATTAGGTATTAACCTATTAAGCGTCCGCGTACTTCATTGTTGCCCATGCTTTAGAGCTGGCTGGAGTTGCGTGATCTGCAATATTTCCATCCATTCTTGCTTTACATACAAATTGGGTAACATCTTCTTTCATCTTGATGTATGGGTTTACCATTGATACGAACTGACTTCCACGAACAACGATGATGTACTGAGAAGGATCACCAAATGCTAATGTAAGAGCTTCATCAGTAGCAGTAGCTTGAGTAGTAATCGAAGGAGTGATTACATACTCAGCTCCCATCAATATTTGAGAAGGACGTCCGTTGATTGGAACTTGTTGGAAAATAGGTCTACCTTGTGAGTCTACCAATCCAGCAATATCTTTCAACATAGAGCGAGGACCGAACCATTTAGGATCAGCGCCAGCACCTAGACGTTCCCATTCAATATGATAGAACATTGTGTTCAAGTTAGAGAAAGTAACAGTACCAGTACTATCAACAGCAGCAGTTACATCAGAAACGCTTGATGTGAATTCTGTTCCATTGAACATTTCATCATCTGCATTTTGACCAATTGCTTCTGCTTGGAATGGTACGATAATTTCATTAACAAGATCAATAACAGCGTCATCTAATTGGTCGTTGCGAACTTCCATATAGTTACCGACACGTTTGTCGATAGTCCAAGTGATTTGACCAATAGTAGAAGTACCTTCACGGTTAGCAGTACCTGATGCTTGTGAATCAACACTATCACGAGTACCCTTTGCAGGCAGCTTCAACACAGGAGCATCAATCTGAATTACTCTAGCATATTGTAGAGCAACAGATGATAGTTCTGCAAGACCCATTAGTGCGTTACCATATTGTACTGGTACAGCATTAGAGCCATCAAAAGCAGCTTGAAGATCTAATTCGCCAACTTGTCTTGCTTTTGCTTGGGCGATTAAAAGTTCAGCAACTTTGTTTGAATCTTCAGCACTTAGAGTCGCTTTGAAGTTTCTGCTTAGTTTAGGATCATAACCACTAAATACATAGGTATTGATACCTGTATTTTGTTTTAGTGTGATAACTTTACCTTGCATTTTTTCCAAGGATGCCTTCAATTCTTTATTTTCTTCAAGAATCTTAGCGTTTGTTTCATCTTGAGCAGCCCATTTTGCTTCTAGAGCTTCTCTATCTTCAGAACTCATTTCAGCATTGATCTCTTTCATAAGTCCTTTTAATTCTGCACGTTTATCCATTGTTTTACACCTCTTATGGTTTATTGTGTTACTATTAGATTATCATAGTGTGCTGTTTGATATGGTCACTTCCGTGCCTCAAACGCCTATAATTCTCTTATTTTAAAAACTCGCTCATCCACGAGTCTTCATCCTGATTATCATCTGATTCTGTTGTATCTATAAATTCATCATACAGTTCTGCATAGACTGAATCTTGTGATTCTTCTTCAGCTTCTTGTTCTTTCAATTGAAGCTCCAATTCAGCGATACGTGCCTGTAGAGATACGACGTCCTCATTTATAGTTTGTTCGGGATTTGGTCCGGCGACGTGTTCTTCTTCCGTATTATCATCAACCTTAGCATCCCTCAATATGATCTTGAATTCGTTTGCTTCAAGTTCGTCAATGACTCCTTCTTCAACTGCCTTATCTAATGAAGCGTTCAATGGGACTGCCCCATCATTAGCTGGATTAGGAGTAATGCTAAATTCGTGTAATTTGGATTTCTTAACAAGCATCTTGACTTGTTTCCCTTTATGTTTCATCTTTTCTGGGAACTCAACATCATCCATACTTGCTGTTATTCCGATGCTACCACCATTGATGTATCCTGCACGAACGAGTTTATAAACTGTGTCTGCGAAGGAATTCTCCTCCATTTTGGCATATTCCACAGCAATTCGAACTTCATCTCCACTCTTTCGAACAGAATTCGCTTTTCCGATTGGTAGATCATTTTTATTATGATTGTAGTAAATAGATTTAAATTTCTTTAGATATGAAAGGTCCATACCACTAACAAGAAACAATCTTCCCATTGAATCAACTATTTCTTTGGTAGCAATGTAATTGATAACCCTCTCATTCTTTTTAGATGCTTGTGCTTCTAAAACCAGATTTGTGTTTATAGATTCTGACATTTTTTATACTCCTATTTTTTATCTAATGACGGGAACTAATGTACATCTACAATTGATAACTTGTGACGCTGATCCTTCTCCAGGATGCATTTGTCCACTTTGAAATGTTTGATCATAGGGAATTGGTCCCTGTGATGCATTTGCTATATGCTCTTCTCTTGATTCTTCTCCACCAGAACTGATCCATTGTTTCAATTGAACTCCAGCTTCTTTATATCTTTCATCTGTTGTAGCTTCTGTTACTTTCAATGTTTCTGTTCTGGCAATCATTCGAGCTCTTGATTTATTGAATTTATAGACATTTCTAACTCTGTTTGCTATTTGATCAATTGTTTCACCAGCATTGATTCCATCTTTTATCTGTGTTCTAATTAATCTATATGTGTGATTTGATATGTCTGTAATTTTATTTGCTAATTGTGACACAACAGCTTCATTAGCTGCAGGATCAGCTGTTGTTTTAACAAAATTAGTAGCTAATGTATCTGCATCTAATGAGGCATCTTCATATAAAGGTGTCATTAGTTTAATTAGATTAGACTTATTCTCATTCAACAGATTCATTATTTGTGCCAGGACTTCTGTTGTGTTGAATCCTTCTGCTGCTTGTTGTTCGCCCAATACTATTTTAATTACAGCTCCAAGTTCTTTACTGAAGAATTTACCTAACTTAGAAGTCATTTTCTTTTCTGACTTTCTTGATATCTTATCCATTTTGCGTACATAACGCATATTCTTGTATGTATTACTGTTTTCTTTGATTTCTTCATTATCATCTGGAAAGTATTCAAGTAACAATTCATCTACGTTCTGTGATGAAATATACTTTGTATTATTAGAAGCATTTTCATCTGTATCTGAAAACTCACTAAACGGAATCAATCCAGTTGGAAGTACTCTTACGTTTAAGACTGGATCATTAATTTCTTCCATACCAATCTTCAAACGCTCATTGATTTCATTTGTTGTGTATCCAAGATATTTCAACAATCTAGCACGTTTATCTAATGCATCAGCAGATTGCTTTAATTCAGCTATTTGAGAAAAGTCGAATTTATATGTAAAAGCAGGAAAGTAATCTCTGAACAACTTTCTATTCCAAGCACTTTCAATTCTTTTCATTTTAGGTTGTAGGTTATGTAACCAAAGCATTCTTACAGCTTCTTCAGAAACACTTCTATTGACTTGATCTGTTACTCCGAACAATGCCTTGTGTATTCCAAGGATAGCTAAGATTCTATCTCGTATATCCTTACGAGACTCCAAGAATTGCATTTCTGCCATTGTTTGTCCCATTTGCTCGTATCTGATTCCACGTGGCAAACCAAGTGCTTGATATGCTTTATGTGTACCTACTTTTGTAGACTTGAATTGCTTAACAATTCTTTCCATATCTTCATTTCTTGCTTTACCTTCTTTGTCATAGAAGAAACCTGATATCTGACCAAAGTTTTTGAAGAAAGCAGTATTGTAATCAAGGGATGCCTTTTCATTTAACAAGTCTGTTTTAACAACATCGACAGGACTTAATCCTCTTGCATTATCATCAGGATTCAACATCTTGACATATATTAGATTCTCATCAAGAATTGTTCTTTTAACACCACCGTTATCAAATGTCCAATCCTTACTGTTTGTTTTCCTTGACATATTACTTGGATTGATAGGCATCAAATACATAAACCCACTTTCGTCATTGATCTCTACCATATACTCCCCACGATAAAAATACCATACTAAGGCGTTGTAATGTAGATCATTTAATGACATATATGGATTTGGAGAGTAAATATTAAATCCACCGGGTAGGGTTGTTTCTGGTGGAACAAGATTATCACCTCTGTATATTTCAACTTCTAATCCTGCTCCAAGGGATGCAAGTAAATCAATTCCTCTATAAATTGTATAATGCTCAGAGAAAGAATCATTCTTTGATGTATCAAAATAGTATGTTCGACCATCATTGAATCCAATCAAAGACTTACTCAAATCTGACGTGGCAACTAATTGTTGTTGTAGATCAGTCACCTGTTGCTCAAGATCTTCTACTTTTTTACTTCGAAATAATTTTAAAATATCCATATTATTTTATCCTATTTAGGTACCACAAGATTATAGTCTACTCTATTTGCATAATGTGTATAGATTGCATAACGCATAGCATCCATTGCGTGATCATCAATTTTCAAAGGTTCTTCTAATGATCTTCCTTCCTTATCTGTTTTCCAAGAATAACCTTCAATCTCTTTAATCATATTGTAAGAGTCTGTATGTATTGTTAATTTCTTT